ACCCGTGATGGAGTGGTCTTCAGTGTGGGACGCGGCTCCTCGATCACCGGACGTGGTGGTCACTGCATCTTATTGGACGACCCAATTAAGGACCGAACTGAAGCGGACTCAGTCATTGTTAGAGAGAAGCTTTGGCAATGGTACAATCAAGTCCTCAGAACTCGCCTCATGGATTCGACTGGCACTATCGTCATCGTCCAGACCAGGTGGACCGAGGATGATCTCGTTGGTCGGCTTATCGACCCGCTTAATCCCTACTACAACGTCGAAGAAGCCAAAGCCTGGCGCAAGATAGATCTGCCGGCACTGGCCGAAGACAACGATGTGCTCGGCCGCAAACCGGGCGAGGCACTGTGGCCTGAGCGGTTCACCAAGCAATATCTGGAGGAGATCCGTGCCACCGATCCGCGTGGATTTGCTGCACTGTATCAGGGCCGTCCAGGGCCTAAAGATGGGGCTTTCTTCAAGTCAGATGACCTGGTCACTTACAATAAAATGGATGACGTGCCGGCGTTTCATACCCTTAGATTCTATGGGGCATCGGACCACGCTGTCTCGGTGGCCAAGTCCGCCGATAAAACCTGTCTGATGATCGTCGGCGTCGACGAGAAGGACAACATCTGGATCATGCCGGACATGATCTGGGACCGGCTGGATTCGCATCAGGCGGTCGAGTGCATGATCGTGCTGATGAAGAAGTACAAGCCGATGTTCTGGTGGGCCGAGGGCGGCGCCATCACCAAGAGCCTCGGACCCTTCCTGCGCCGGCGCATGGCCGAGAAGCAGGCGTTCTGTGCGATCGACCCGATCAATCCCGCAGCTGACAAGCAGCAGCGTTCGCAGGCGATCCAGGCCCGCACCAGCATGAAGATGGTGCGCTTCCCGGGTTTCATCCGTTCATGGTCGGAAATGCAGGACCAGATCCTGAAGTTTCCGCACGGCTCAAACGACGACGTAGTCGACACTTTGAGCCTTATTGGGCTAGGACTGTCGAAGATGCACGGGCGAACCCGCGGCAGAAAGATCGAGCCGGAAGTGTTGACCGGCACCTACCGTGAGATGTTCGCAAACACGCGCCGGCGTGAGGGTCGCGACTTACGGGCGAGGGGCCTGCAAGGATGGTAGACGCCTTCCAAGACGACATGATGCGTGTGTTCGCCGGCTTCGATGAGAAATCCAGCGAGCCGGATATCAATCCGACCACCGGCCAGCCTAACTCCATTCCCCGCGCCAACCCGGATCCGCCAGACCGCCGCCGCAACCTGGTCCGCGACTGGACCAGTAAGGTGAAGAAGGCCAAGCGGTACTGGAAGCCCAGCTTCGATCGCATGCGCGAGGACCAGGAATTCTGCTTCGGCAAGCAGTGGTCCAAGGACAGCAAAGACAAGCGTTACGTCGCCAACCTCACGCTCAGGCTGGTGGCGCAAAAGACGGCATTTCTTTACGCCAAGAACCCCAAGGCAGTAGCGAAGAAACGTCCGCGGCTAAATGCGACGTCATGGGACGAGAGCCAGACCACCCTCAATCAGCTGATGCAGTCTGCCGCCATGATGATGCAGCAGGCGCAAGCCGCCGGCGCCATGGGCCAGGGGCCGATGGCGCCTGGCGGAATGCCCGGCATGCCGCCAGGAATGGCCGGCCAGGTCGCCGGCGCGGCCGGCAGCGCGGTCCAGGGCATGATGCCGATGGCGACCGGCAGCCCGCCCGACATCGGCATGCTGATGGCCGGCGGCATGCCGCCCAACCCGGCGACGATGCCGTCGCCTGGCGTCAACCAGATCTCCGGCCAGATGGGCGCTGCCCTGGGCGGCGCCACTATGCCGAGCATGGGCGCCGGCCCGATCCCCGGCGAGATGCAGCAGCCGCAGGGGCTCGGCGACCAGCTCGGCCAGGCCGCTGCCGGCGCCGCCGCCGGTGGCATGGCGCCGCCGGCCTCGCCGATGATCGCGCAGGCGGTCGGCAGCGGCATGGACATCATGATGGATGCGGCTCGGGTCAAGTCCGAGAACATCATGATGGACAAGCTCGCCCGCACGCTCGAGCTGCTGTACGCCTACGAGGTCGATAACCAGCCGCATCCGTTCAAGTCCATGCTGAAGATGAGCGTGCGGCGCGCCGTCACCAACGGCGTGGCCTATGTGAAGCTTGGGTTTGAGCGGGTGATGCAGCAGCGGCCCGACCTGGAAAAGGGCATCGCCGACGCCAACGAACGGTTGGCCACGCTCGAGCGCCTGGCGGCCGACGCCACCGACAGCATCACCGACAACGACGATTCCGAGGCCGAGCAGCTCCGGCTGCTACTGGCGGATCTGGTCAAGGCGCAGGGTGCGGTGGTGCGCGAAGGGCTTACCTTCGACTTCCCGTTGTCGACCCGCATCATCCCGGACATCAAGTGCATCGATCTGCGCAACTGGGTCGCGGCCGGCTGGGTCGCCGAGGAGTATCTCCTATCCGTTAGCGAGATCGAAGAGATCTATGGCGTTGACGTACGCGGACATTGCACCGAGTACGGCTCAGACAGCGACACTGACCCATCCAAGGCGATGGAAGACTGGATGAGCAGCAAAGGCAAAGACAAGAACCGCGGCGAGCCGAACGCGATCGTCTGGGAGATTTACAATCGTAACGATGGCCTGGTCTATGTGGTCTGCGATGGTTATCGGGAATTCTTAAAAGAGCCGGCATCGCCGGAGATCTACAACGAGCGGTTCTATCCCTGGTACGCATTGATCTTCAACGGCATCGAGGACGAGACCGAGCTGTTCCCGCCGAGCGATGTCAGGTTAATGCGCGACATGCAGCTCGAGTACAATCGCTGCCGCGAGGGCTTGAAAGAGCAGCGCATCGCCGGCCGGCCGTTCACCGCGGTGGTGTCGGGCTCCATGGACGAAGAGGATATGGAGAAGCTGACCAACCGCGAAGCCAATGCGGTGATCGAGTTCAACGCGCTGCAGCCGCAGCAGGACGTCAAACAGCTTCTTCAACCCTATGCTGGTCCAGGGATAGATCCGAATCTCTATGAAGTGAACCCGGTCTATGAGGACATTCTGCGCACCACCGGCATCCAGGAAGCCAACCTCGGTGGGACCAGCAACACCACCGCGACCCAGGCGCAGATTGCCGAAGGCTCGCGGATGACTTCGATGGGGTCAAACATCGACGACCTCAACGATCTGCTGACGCAGCTGGCGCGCAACGGCGGCCAGATCCTGATGCGGGAGATGTCGCAGGAACGGGTGAAGAAGATTGTCGGCCAGGGCGCGGTGTGGCCGGCTGAGCCGGTCGCCCAGGACATCGCCAATGAGATCCTGCTGGAGATCGAGGCCGGCTCGATGGGCCGGCCGAACCAGGCGCAGGAGATCGCCAACGCCCAGCGGCTGATGCCGCTGCTCATCCAGCTGCCCGGCATCGACCCGGAGTTCCTGGCCAAGGATACGCTGCGCCGGCTCGACGATCGCCTCGATCTGACCGAGGCATTCAAGTCCTCGCTGCCGAGCATCGTTGCGATGAACGGTGCTATGTCTGGCAGCGCCGGCCCAACCGCGGCCGGCGCAGGCGCTGCGCCGGGCGCGGCCATGGGTCCGCAGGGCGCCGTCAACGCGCCAGATGGCGGCGCCAAGGCAGCGCCGCCGCCGTCGGCGCCCGACGCGCAGCAGACACTGGCCGGCGCACCGCCGGCGCGGCCGCATCCGATGCCGCAGCAGGTGACGATGCCGACAATGCCAGGTTGATGACAAACAACCTGAATTGACGTAATGATCGCTTGAAGGTGCCGATCGGCACCGGGGGAATTTGATATGGCCGATGACGACAAGGTGCCATCCACTGAGATAGCACCGTCGATCGAGCAGGTACCTTCGCCAGGTACGGACGCCGGCGATGTCGGCGGTAGTCTCCTAGACGCCATCCAGAGCGCAGTGCCTGAGCTGCGACAGGATGACGACTATTCGGACACCGACGGCTCCAAGGGGGATTCGCCATCCCAAGTCGCAAGGAAGTCCGAACGCGAACCCGAATTGTCGGAAGAGCCGACACCTGACGAACTAGCCAAGCTTTCCAAAGCCGCGCAACGGCGCATCAAGAAGCTCAACTCGCAACGGCAGAAACTGTCGGCCGAGGTGCAGCGTCTGAAGTCGCTCGAGCCGGACGCTGATATGGCTCGCAAGGTCACCGATTATCTTCGCAAGAACGATATCGGTCAGGACGATTTCCTGTTTGGCCTTGAGCTGATGGCGGCGATGCGCCGCGGTGACTTCGTGAAGTTTCATACGGGCGTGCAGCCCTACATGAAACTCTGCGAGGAGTACCTCGGCATCTCGCTGCCCCCTGATCTGCAGCAGTCAGTGCAGCAGGGGCATATGACGACACAAGCCGCGGCCATGTACTCACGCGAGCGCATGGACAAGGCAATGGCGCAGAACAATGCGGTCCGACAACAGGCCGCACTGCAACAGCACCAGAAGATGTCGCAGGATCAGCAGGAGCAATTGCGGCGGGAGATCTTGGCAGAGAAGGTGGCGATTGCCGTCAATAACTGGGAATTGGGAATCGTGCGAACGGACCCTCGCTATGCGGCGAAAAAAGCCGCTGTTCAGTCCACGATGATGGCACTCGTCCAGGATTACGGTCCACCTAAGTCGCCCGAGAACGGCATCCAACTCGCCCAAGAGGCGTATCGCCGTGTCAACGAGCAGTACAAGGCTTGGTCCCAACCCCAGCGAATGGCCACATCGCGCGTCCCGAGCAGCACCGGAAGAACCGCTGGTGTGGCACCCGAGCCAAAGTCACTGCTGGAAGCAGTCAAATTTGCTCGCGAGGGAGCGCCGCGCCTCTAATTCCAGAGGTGCTTAAATGCCTACATATTCTGCTCCACTGCTCGCCCACATAACCACGGCGGCGTTGGACTACTGGATGAACAAAGGGACGGCTTTTCAGGAAGCCATCCAGGAGAAGCCGCTGCTGGCGGCAATGGAGTCCAAGAAAAAGACCTTCCCCGGCGGCAAGGGGAATATCATCATCTCGGTCAAAGGCGACTTCGGTAACACCGCGGCGCCAGGTACCGACGACCAGCTCAAGGGCTACCAGCTCGACGACGCGGTCACCTACTACACCCCTGCCAACCTGACCCAGGCTGTGTTTCCGTGGAAAGAGATGCACATCGGGATCATGCTCACGCACAGTGAGCTGAAGACCGACGGCATCACCGTCAAGGATTCCGGCGACATGGACGACACCTCCGAGCATTCGGGGCGTGACGACACCGTGCTGGTCGGCCTTCTGCAGGACGCTTTGCAGGATGTCAGCGAGCAGTATGCCCGCTGCATGAACAACCTGCTGTGGACCAACGGCGCCACCGACGCCAAAGCCCTGGCCGGCATGGCGGCGTTGATCACCGACGATCCGAGCACCGGCATTGTTGCCGGCATCAACCGGGCGCAGAAGCCGTGGTGGAGAAACCGCGCCTATACCTCGGCCATGGGTACGGCGGTCACTGGCACGCCGGCGCTGTCGGCCTGGGGCGGCGGGCCAATTACGTCCAGTGCTGCCAACGGCGGCGCGCTGATCACCCTGCTGCAGAAGGAATACCGGCAACTCACACGGTATGGCGCCAAGCCGAACACGGGCTTCTGCGGATCCGACTGGCTTGCTGCTCTGGAAGCTGAGCTGCGCGCCAACGGTAACTACAGCATGCAGGGCTTCTCCGGCGCCAAGGACGTCAGTGTCGGGCAAATTTCTTATGCCGGCACCGACTTCGAATACGACCCGACGCTGGACCAGCTCGGCAAGAGCAAGCGTTGCTATTGGTATGACAGCCGCGACATCTACCTGGTCGCCATGCAAGACGAGTGGCGTCACCAGCACTCACCGGATCGCGCACCTGATAAGTACGTGATCTACCGCAGCATCACTTCGACCGGGCAACTCTGTGCGCGTCGCCTCAATGGCGCTGTCGTCATGGATATTGTCTGATCGCAGCGCGGGGCCGGAGTGCGGGGAGCGGACACTCTTAGCACTCCGGTTCTAATTCCATAGGGAGATGAGATGGCGAAGCAGATCCAATACTGCGCCTGCAAGATCAACCTTGCCGGCCAGAACTGTCACACTGTGATTTACGGCGCACACAACGCGGTGACCTGGCCGGAGATCCAGGTGTTGCAGACGTTGCACGGCGACGAGAACGTCATGGACATCATGCCGATCGGCATCGGCGAAGTGTGGCCGACCGAAGAGAAGAACCGACTGATGTCGATCTACGGCCGTGAAGTTGTCGAGCGGTGCTTCCCGGGGCGGGCATTCCGCATGGACTACATGATGACCGAGGAGGTGAACCTGCCGCGCTACGAAGGCGGCGCGATCTCCACCAAGGTTGCAGCGCCGGCCATCACCAACGGCAACGGCGACGACGAGGATGACGACGGAGAGGACGAAGTCGCCAAGGCGGAAGCCCAACTCGAGCCGATCTTCCGGCCGGCCCGCGGCCGGCGGACACCACCGCCACCGGAGCATAAGGACGCCGTCTAGTGCCATTGGGGGTGACGCTGCTGGAGCTGCGCCGCGAGCTGCGTGCCGAGACTGGCACGTCGCTCAACCCTGCCCAGGGGGTGCAGGCGCAGGACACGATCGACATCCTGCTGGCCCGGCAGCAGCGCGAGCTGTGGGACGCCTACAATTGGCAGCACCTCAAGCTCTGGGTCGACGTGCCAGTCACTGGCGGTCAGGCGATCTACACCTACCCGCCGGAGATGGGGTTCGACCAGATCGTCAGCATCTACATTGCCCAGGTCACCAAGGATGATCCGGTCGACGCTGCCAAGATCACCTCGTCGACCTCCTGGACGCCGCTGACCTACGGCATCAAGGCGTTCATGATGCAGCTCGGCCCGACCCGCTTCGGTAAGCCGGTGCGCTGGAGCAACCGGGTCACGGTCAACATCGCCGGCGCCACGCCAGTCACCAACCCGGTCGGCCAGTTCCAGTTGCTGCCGACGCCGGAAGACAACGTCGCCAACCCGAAGCAGAGTTATATGCTGCGGTTCGAAGGCATGGCGCCGCTGTCGCCGCTGGTCGCGCCGACCGACAGCTGCATCATCGATTCCAAGGCGATCGTGCTGTTCGCCGCGGCCGAGATGCTGGCCACCCAGAAATCCGAAGCGGCCCCCATGAAGCTGACCAAGGCGCAGAATTATCTGCGTCGGCTCTTAGCCGACCAGGGCGCCGACAAGCGGCAGAACTACAACATGGGCGGCATCTACCGCGGCGGCTTCGACCCCGACAAGACCAGGCGCAGCGTTCCCTATATCGACTACATTCCGAACTGATGGAGGGAGTAGTTGCCCTACTTCACCATCACCGACTTCGCTGCCGGTCTGGATCTGCGGCGCAGTGAGCTGACCGCGCCGGCAGGGACGCTGCGCAGCATGCGCAACGCCCACGTCACGCCGGGCGGCGAGATCGAGAAGCGGATGGCGTTCGTGCCATTCTGGAACTGCGATCCCGCCAGCCGTGGCCTCGTCGAAGTCAACCAGAAGCTCTACGCCTTCGGCCCGAACGGCCCCTACAAGGTCGAGCCGCCATCCGGCGTCTGGTCGGTCGGCGTGCTCGGCCAGCAGACCACCACGCTGTACGAGATCATCGACTACGACCTGTTCGACAACAAAGTGTTCGTCATTCTGTGGAAGGATGCCGCCGGCAACGTCGGCCGCTACTACGACGGCCTGGACCTTCCGCTGGCGCGTGGCTTCTACTGCCGCACCTACAAGAATAAGATGTACACGGTCGAACACAGCATCTTGTACTTCTCGGCGATCGGTAACGCCGGCGACTGGTCCGGCATGGCGCCGCCGAACCCGACCAACTTCATCGACCTGTCGATGGGCGATTCCGATATGACCGATTCGGTGGCGCTCGAGGTCTACTACGACAAGCTGGCGATCTTCTCCTCGACCGCGGTGCAGCTGTGGATCATGGATCCTGACTTCACCAAGAACCAATACGTGCAGACCCTGCGCCAGGCCGGCACAACGGCGTGGCGCTCAGTGATGCAATACGGCTCCGGCGATGTGATGTACCTGTCGCAGTCCGGCGTCAGATCACTCCGCGCCCGCAACAGCTCGCTGGCAGCAGCCGTGTCCGACATCGGCTCGCCATTGGATCCGCTGCTGCAGGATCTGTTCCGCAGCATGGGCCAGGACTGGATGAGCGGCACGATCGCGTTGCTGCAGCCGGTAACCGGCAGGTTCTGGATCATCATGGCCGGGTCGAAGGACAACGAAGCCGCGCCGATGACGTCGAAGATCTACGTGCTATCGGCGTTCCCTGGGCCGAAGATTACGGCCTGGAGTGAATACGATGCCGGCTTTGTCATCACCGCCGCCTGCCTGCACCAGAACCGAGTAGTGGTGCGCGACGACAACAACATGGTCTATGCCTACGGCGGCACCTCCGATGTCGGACCCATCTACGACGACTGTCCGGTCGAGCTGATCTTCCCGTTCCACGCCGGCGAGGGCGTGGCCACATTCAAAGGCTTCACCGCGCTCGACGCCACCTGCTCCGGCGTGCCGTGGCAGGTGTCGGCCGCATTCAATGTCGCCGACCCTACGGTCGAGGACGTCATCGGCGTATTCGACGGCCCGTCGTTCCCGCAGGGCAAGATCCAACTCTTCGGCCACGCCACCCACATGTCGCTGCGGCTGCGGTCGCAGGAGCTGGGACCGCAGACCCTGTCCAACATGGTGGTGCATTACGCAGGAGCCGAGACCGGATGATCGGGATCGACAACGCCGACCAGGGCATGATCCAAGACGTGCTGCGCCGGTTGCGCTGGGCCGACACCGAAGAAATGGTGGCGGCCGGCACCGACCAGACCAGGCTCGCCGCGCAGATCATGCGGCATAAACTGTTTGTGTTTTGCGCTTGGAGCTTGGACTGCGGGCCGATCTCGGTGTGGGGGATAGTGCCAAAACGCCAGGGCGTGGCCGCCGGCTTCGCCTTCGGCACTGACGACTGGGGCCGTGCCGTGTTACCAATGGTGCGGCAGATACGGGGGTTCGTGCTGCCACTATTGGTCGAGCTGGGTATCCACCGGGTCGAAGCGGTGGCACTGCTACGACGCGACGATGTCCGCAGATTTATGAGTTTGATCGGCGCCAAGGCCGAAGGCGTGCTGTCCGGCTATGGCACCGAAGGCGAAGACTTCGTTTCGTACAGGTGGTTGTCTGATGAATATTCCTGTGGTCGACCTGCCCAAGCCCAAGCGTTCTGTGCGCACACCGCACATTAACGTCCGCATGGCCGAGGCTAGTGATGCCAAGCAGCTGGCCGTCTTCCTCGGCGAGTTCTTCCATCTGTCAGGCTGGGCCAAGCACCTGAAGTATCACCAGGAGAAAACCGAACGCTACCTAGAGAACGCGGTCGGCACCCAGTTCGCCATGTATGTCATCGCGCTGGATACGCTGGACAACAACAAGCTGGTTGGCGTCTGCAGCTACCACGTGTTCGAGGTGTTCTCCGAACCGATGGGAGTAATGGACGAGACCTACACCATCCCGAAGTACCAGCGCACCGACCTCGGCCGTCGCCTGGTCGACATGGTCATCACGCTCGCCCGCCGCGACGGCTGCAAGGTGATCAACTTTCCGATCTGCTCCGGCATGCCGGAGCAGAACTCGTTAATGAACATGATCGGCCGGCACTTCGGTGGCGAGCCAGTCGGCATGATTTTCACGGTGGTGCTGTAATGGGTGGCAAGGGCAAAGGCGGCGCGCCGCCCGGCGGCTCGGCCATCACCTGGGGGCCGGTAGCGCGATCGGCCGGCTGGGGTTGGGATCCGCCGAGCGGACTGATCGACGAGCACCAGGCGCCGTTCGAAGCCGGCGTGCCGCAGTCCATACCCGAGCCTGCGGCCGCGGCAGGGCCGGCCGCATCAGCTGCGCCGGACGCGCAGGCTACCGGCGGCGATGGCGGCAGCATCACCACCACACAGGACACCGGCGAGAAGCTCGCTCAGACGGTCACGGCGCCGTCGATGTGGACTGACCGATTGAAAGCCCAGAGCCTCAACGGCTCCGGCAGCATGCACACAACCGGACAGGTGTAACCATGCCATGGAACGACATCGGCGGCGGCTACCACTGGGGCTCCGAGCCGGGCTGGGCGGCGGAACCGGAACCGACACCGGCGGCGCCACCGCCGTTGAATCTGCCGATGGCGCCGGCGCAGATGGCGCCACCGGCGCCGGTGGCGCCGCCAGTGGCACCGGCCGCTCCCGCGGCCGCGGCGCCGGTCGAGCCGCTCGGGCCAGCGATCCCGGCCGGCGGACCGATCATTAGCAAGCTGCAGCCCGGCGGCGGCCCGCCGCAATCCACCGGCGCTCTCCTGGCTGGGTCGCTGCTGCCGCCGCCGTCGATTTGGGCAAATCCATCGCAGAAGCCGGCGACCACGCCTGGCAGCATCAGCACAACCAAATAGGTGGGCCATGCCATACCGGGTCTATGACGGTTACGGATCGTGGACGGAACAGCCGGACACGATCTATGACGGCTACGGTTCGTGGATCCGCAACCCGGCCCTGCCGCCTGAATACGACGGCTACGGCGGCTTCTGGAACAAGGAGACCGATCCGAACTGGATCGCGCCGCCCGCGCCGGAAGCGTCCCCGCCGGTAGCGGCGCCCGCACCAGAGCCGGCACCAGCGCCGGTGGCGCCGCCGATCGTCGCGCCTGCAGCCGCCGCACCGGCGGCACCGGCCGCGCCGGCAGTCGACCCGAACGCGCCACTCGGGCCGGCGATCTCGGCCGGCAGTCCGATCAGCAGCGGCAGCAAATTGCAGACCACAACCGGCGACAAGTTGGCGTCGACGTTGCTGGCGCCGCCGTCCAATTGGGATGCGCAAGGCAAGCAGAAAGCGTCGAACACACAAGGCAGTCTCAGCATAAGCAAGTAGGAGTAGTCATGGGCGGCAAGGGTGGCGGCGGACAGCAGTACTACCAGGAGCCGCTCGACAAGTCGGGCAATGCAACCTTGGAAGAGGCACAGCAGACGCTTGCCAAGAAGGCGCCGCTGGATATGACCGGCTACCAGTCGAACATCAACGTCAAGAAGGCGGCCGCGGATGCCACGGCCAAGCCGGAAGATACTTCAACGCCGGACAGCACCACCGCGCCGGCCGAGGGCGTGTCCGGCACCGAGACCACCAAGGACAGCACGGGAAATATCGTCGCCAAGTCGGTACTGACGCCGCCAGGTTTCTGGGCGGACTACAACAAGCAAGCGCCGGTCGATCCGAACGCGCAAGTATGAGGTGAGAACATGGGCGGTAAAGGCGGAAGCGGACCATCGAACAATCAAATGGTGCAGCTGGAGATGCAGCGCGCCCAGGAAGCCCGCGACAAAGAGAACGAGCGCCAGGCCCGACTGAACCAGGGCAAGACGGCGATCGACAGCATCTTTGGCAACGACAACTTCGGCGACACTTTCTATGAGAAGTATCGCAAGGCTGGCCTCGACTACACGCTGCCGCAGCTGGAGAAGCAGTACGGCGAGGCCAAGCGCACCTCCGAGGCGGACCTGGCGCGAGCCGGACTGTTACGATCAGGTGCTGCCGGCTTTGTGCAGAACAAGCTGACCGAGCAGCAGGGCGTCAACGAAGCGGCGCTGAAGGCCAAGGCCGACACCGACACTGCTGAGTTACGCAAGTCGATCGCGGCGCAGCAGCAGCAAGCCTACAATCAGCTCTACGCCACCGAAGACCCGACCGTCGCCGCCAACACCGCGGCCACGTCCGCGGGCAATGCGCAATTGCAGCAGCCGAACCCTGGCGCATTGGGCGACATGTTCAAGCCGATCGCCATTGGCCTGGGCTCCGCGGTCGCGCCGGCGGTCGGAGAATATCAAGCCAACAAGGCACTCGCCGCCCGGACCGGTCGCGAATCTGGATCTGGAACCGTAACGAGCTAAACCATGTGCGATCCCGTTTCGATCATTGGCCTGGGCTTCTCGATCGGCATGTCGATGTACAACATGCAGCAGCAGCAAGACATGGCCTCGCAGCAAAATGCTGCCAACGATCAGTGGG